ACCGGAACAAAATCTGTTTTAATTGTGAGTTGGTCTGATGCTACCGGTTGGATAAATTTCTTTTCAGACTTTGATGTTAAGCAAGGTGGTAGATCAGATAGAGATGATTGGCAAGACCAAGAGCCGGTTTGTCACTTTGATATTAAGGATTTTAAAATAATTTCACACTCTGATTTTTCGGCAGCCAAATAAAGGACAGACATGAAAATTGATAAAAAAGTAGAAAACATGCCATGCAAAGTGAATGGAGTTAAACAAAATCTCAATGGCTATATTATTTCTCCTAGTGGCTATACTGAAGCAGAGATATCCAAACAAATTAAACTAAATCACTTAGCAAAACATTTAAGAGATCTAGCAGATAAGCTAGAAAGTCAAACTAATTTTAATAAAGATTTAGATAGTTTTTTGGTTAGGAACTCTTTAGAAATGAATTTGACCCAAAAGAAAGCAAAGAACGATGCAGAAGAAAGGTTTAAAAACAAAGCTAGTAACAGATTAAATGCTAGAAGAAAAGCTGAGAAAAGGTTGCAAGTTAGTGCTTACAAACAAGAAGTGGGGTGTATGGCTTGTGGATACAAAGACAATCCGGACATACTACATTTTCATCACAGAGACCCTAACACCAAGATTGATAATATCTCTAGATTGGTTGGCAAGAACCATTCTATGGAAAAGATAAAAGCAGAAATAGCTAAATGTGACTTGCTTTGCATTAGCTGTCATCACAAGGAGCATGGAATAAAATGCAACTAGCAGACGGATACGAAGATGCTTTTGTTGGTACTACCATAAGTGCCTTCAGTAGAAAACAAGTGGCAATATACGACTATGATAAATGCCTATACATACTAATTGATAAGTATGGAATGGATGATGAAACTGCAACAGAATGGTTTCATTTCAATGTTTTGGGGTCATGGGTTGGAGATGATACACCAATATTTATTAATCAACACAAAATAAAAGATATAGAGGAATATTTAGATGAAGAATAAAGATAATGTGAACAGACCAAAGCACTATCGCAAAGGTAGTGTAGAGTGCATTGATGCGATTAAATCAGCCCTAGGCGAGGGCTACGAGTATTACCTACAAGGAAATATAATTAAATATGTTTGGAGATACAGGCACAAGCACAAGAGTAGTTTAGAAGATTTGATGAAAGCAGAATGGTATCTCAAAGAATTAATAAAAATAAAAAAGAAATGACTATGAAAAGTCATTCCCCGGCACGGGGAAGCTAGACTAAAACTTTACGTAAACTTTTGCTCTTATGCTCCAACAGCTCAACGGATTGAAATATACTAGTGAAAATTAGCTGTACTACTATCATGCAGTTTGTCTTATGCCCACACTTCTCATTAACTGAATACCTTTTTTCATAATCTCTTGTATTCGTTCTCTACGTAATTTAATAAGTTTTTGTCTGACATCATCTGACAGTCGAAGATTTCGTTCTAACTCTCTGATTTGCCTCAATAATCTGTTTCTTGCGTTATCTAAAGCCTTAAATCTACCATATATACGCACTTCGTCATCGTATCTAGCGATAAGCTGACGTACAGCATCGCTGTCTCCCCTTCGTCTAGCAAGGTCTAATCTAGAAAATATCGTAAATAGCTCTTTTCTCTTTTCTAAATAATTTTGTGTATCAACTCTTTCTGACGGCTGTTTTATGACCTTCCTAACAAAAGGTATTCTATTTTCTATGTTACCCTCAAAATCTCCGGAAGCTATAGCCGGTATCACTTCATAAACTAGGTTTGCAGATCTACCAACAAAAGCTCCTACACCTCCAATAACATACTCATAAAAATATTCTACTGTATCCGGAGAAACATCAATCAAGCCACTTTCTACCTCATCGCCACCTGTTAAATCGTTTATTGTTTGAACTATAAACTTAGACAATGCACCTGTGTTACTCCAATGCGTATAAGAATCTGGTGTAGTCGAAGAAGAGTACATAGGCGTTTCTTTGTAAATTGGATCATTTCTATAGTTTTTATTAATAAACATTTCGCCTAATGGCTTAACAGACGTAGGTAGAAGATATGTTTCTACATTTTCTATTGCACCAAATGGAGATAATGTTTCCATAGTTGTACCAAATACTGTGTCTGCCATCTGACCAAATGTGTATTCGCCTCGTGTGTAGCGACTTAATGCTCTGCCTAAATTAAATGGCATATTAAGTCCATAGGCTAGTGGTATTGAAATAAATTTTTCTTCAGTTAAACCAAATGTTCCAAATATTAAATTATGTTCTAAAACATAGTCGTTTAATTTATCATATGGATTTGGCTCGTCTTCATCATCAGGGTCTCTAAAGAAAGCCATAAGTTGATCTTGAAGCATACCATATATAATTAATCCACCTAATAACTTTCTAACTTTAGATGATTTACGAGCCGCATTAAATATAGCCATACTTCCCTGTACAGAGGCATTATAAAATAAAAATAAAGAGTTCATAAAAACTTTATCTTCACCACCTTTGGCAAAGTTTACTGTGACATTCCTCGCTGCTTCAGCAGCCCTAGCATCAGTAAAACCTCTTTTTTTCAAATTAGTAAATGTGGCAACACGAACACCATTTTCAATAACTGTGTTGTAATCTTCCAAGAATTTTAATAAACTTTTACCTTTCTTTAAAAAGAAATTATTACGATTTATTCCTAAAGATGTTGTGTCATTTATTTCTTGTAAAAGTTTGTTCAAGTTTTCCATTTGATCTTGAACTGTACCCATCATATTAGTAGCGTTCTTACCACCGGCTTTTACAAATTTATTATATTCTTGTGACCAAAAACTAGTATCATCATTATCTCTCAATACTTTCCTTATTCCATTAATAGCACCAGCCACATCTCTAACAATCTCTTTTGTTATACCCTCAGCATCATGTTGCTGTATATTAATCAAAGCTGTCTCTAAGTCTTTTGCAAAGTTTGGAATAACGAAAGCTGGGTTATAAGATGTATTAACATTTGATAAAAATCTATTTAGCTTAGACAAAGCCTGAAATAATACATGGCTAGTTTGAGGCTCATAATGATGCTTAAACGCTCTGGCTAAAGCCTCTCTGTAAAAGTTTACGTAAACTTCTTTACCATTCTCTTTGACTGTAAGCTGTTGCATATCCATAGGATCTTTTTGATCTACTATTTCAGCAAAGTTTTGTTGTAAATCTGTAGCCAAAGAATCGTTTATAGCCACACTGCCATCAGATTGTTCTTCTTGACCTCTTAACAATCTTAAAAGATCTTGCCCTACCTTATTTCTTTCTGATCTATCTATCGCTCTTTGATTCTGCGCAACTACAGATGCTAATATATTCTCTGCATATTTAGCCCCTCTACCTCTAGCTTTAATATCTTCTTTGCCTAATGCACCAAAATAATTAACTGTTCTTCTTTTTACATTCTTCCTGTCATCATTTAATTCTTGATCTTGATCTAAGTCACCACGTAAAGGCACATAATGATTAAATCTTGCTTTATTACCGTCAAATTCTGTCTGATCTATTAATCCGCTTTCATATCTAATATTATTAGTGCTTTCAATTATTCTTTTTACATAACGATCAACTGCCAGAAATACATCTTTGTTACTTTGCTCTAAGCTATCAAACCAATCTAATATTGCATCTGCCTCAGCATTTGACATACCAGAGCCTAAACCTCTTTGATATTCTTGAAGTATTTGTGCATTTCTTTCTTTCGCATGCATAGCATAAAGATAGGCATCAATTAGTGCTAACTTGTCATCTATAGAAACTTCTAATGCTCTTTTTATATATCCTTCATCTTGCGACTGCGCAGCGGCTCTAGCAGAGACATTTTTTAATTCTTCTAATTTAGACTCTGAAATATTAATTTTTCTTGCTTCTTCTATAAGAGGCTTAACTATTGTTTCTTCTAAATCAGATATTTTGTCTCCAATAATACCTGAAGAATTTACCTCTCTTAGGTAAGGGTCCATAGCATCGGCTATTGTGTAGCCCTTATCACGCAACTCATCCATCATTGCGCCAACAGGCTGAAAAGAATCTTGATATTTTTGCACTATTCTTTGTGCAGCCTCCGCCCTTGTTCTACCAAAGAGTAATTTTTCAGGAATAATTTTTAATCCTTTGGCTAATAAACCAGTTAAATTATCATATCTAATATTTAACTGGGCTTGTGCAATATCACGATCATTTTGCTGTGCCTGTCTTTGCCTTTCACTAGATGGCGTTGCCCTTATTCTTGAGCGTCTAGTCTCAGGTGTTCCGGTAAACCCTCCTCTAACTCCGCTGTCATCTCCGGTATTCCTTCCGGATACATAAGGTTTAGATAGTTCTGTCTCGTAACTGGCATCCCTACTGAATTGAGATATTGTATCAGAGGGTCTTGCCCAACTTGGTTCCGTAAATCCATCTGGGGTAGCATTTATTATCTCCTGTCTTGTTTGATCTAAAGTTAATCCACCGTCAATATATGAGTCCCAAATTCCATTTATCTTATCAACATTTTGTTTTTGATTTTTAAATGTATCTGGAAATAATCCTCTTATTGGCTCCCATGTTATTGATTGCATTTGTCGTGGCAAAATACCTCTTTGCTCTGCAGCTCTAGCATATGCATCAGCTATCAACCCATACATACCTCTGGAGCCTGTAATAGAAGAGTTAGGTATTACACCATAGATTTTTGATCTACCTTTTTTTGAATAAACACCAAAGTTATGATCAACTTCTACTGACTTGGCACTTAAAGGTTTTAAAAATGCCACAGCTACTGCATGTGTATCTATTGTAGAGTGTCCATCTGGTGACATAGGCGAAACCATATTATTATAAAAACTTCTAACTTTATGTCTATCTCCTAATAATATTGATATTTGCTGTAAAGATTGTCCCCCTTTTAAATCTAGCGCCTCTACTGCTGAGGAAATTTCCTTATTTGAACCCCAGCCTGTTAATTTCTTTGTTCCATCTGTTTTTCTTGCATAATCTAAAAACTGACCCTCGGGTGTTATTATTCTATGACCTCTATCATTATATGTTTCATCAAATATTCTAATCCACATTGCTTTATGTAAAGAATGATTTAAATTATCTAAACTTGTAGAATTTCTATTTGGATTACTAATATAATCTAATGCTTCTTTATATTGAGGTTTACCAAAGATACGTTGTGCAGTTACCATCATCTCTGGAGTAAATTCTTTATCACCATGATTTCTACTTATATCTAATACACGTTCCGCTAAGGAAACATTCATGTACCAATCTTTCTGTGGTGATTGCGCAGCAATAACAGCAGAGACAATTTCTGGGCTATAATTATATGTTTTTGAAAATCTATCTACAATATCTCTGGCACCATCATACCATAAAGCAGATCTCTCTCTAAATTCCACAGGATAAGAATCATGAACAAATAAAATATTATCTGTCATAGCCTGTATATGATCTTCTATTATTTCTTCGTTTGAAAAGTTTACGTAAAGTTTTGAGTTACCTGATAAATTATATCCTTTAATTAAATTAGCTGCCTGTTCAGATAATCTAGAATCATTTTTAATTATATCACTATTTATAAATAATAGATTAGTAGACGGATCTGCTTCTCTTTCTTTAGCTGTAGGAAATCTTGTGCTAACTGTATGTTCTTGTCCCACAACTCTTATTCTAGATTTCATGGTTCTTTTTGCATCAACACCACGTTTCTGATTTATGCCATCTTTATATGCCTGATCATACTTCTTAGCTTGATAAGTCTCTGGAATCCTTAACTCGTAGAACATAGCCGCCATAGTTCCACGGAAAGGGTCATTGATCCAATAACCTGTGGCACCAGACTCTTTAATCATTCTTTCTTTGGCAGTAGTTATATAATTAACACGACCAGTTGGGTCTTTAATATCAGGTCTATTTTTATCTAATTCTGCATTTGCTGCATCGTTAAATTTTTCTGGGTCTGCTTCCCAATCATACATACCTTCATACGGTACATCCACTTCGTATATATTATCTCCTAAGTTTTGTTCCGGATTATATCCGTTAGGATCAGATATATTTACAGCAAAATAGCTTCTGGCAGGATATCCCTCAAAAGTTCTTCTCCTCTCTTCTCCCCGCATAAATAAATTAGACATTTGTTCTTCTGGGTCTATGCTTTGCAGGCCCTCAATAGGAGAGAAGTGTGTTAGCTTGACTGTCCTTTGCGGAGATAACTCAGGTTCCCTCCTTTCTTTTGTCGGTTCAATCGTGCTTCGTATAACGCTCCGTCTTCCGTCTCTTCTTGCATCTCTTCCTCGGTCAGTTGCATCATCTCTTGTTTCACTAAATCGTTCATCTTCTTGAATTGCTCTTTCATCTACTGCTCCTTCTATATTATTAGCTAATCCCTCAGTTTGCACAAAATCAGATAGTAAAGTTATTTTTTGATCTGCGTATATAGTATCTTCTGCTTTATTTGTGCTGTTTCTGTTCAAATCTCCTACTTTGTCACTATAATTTACCCAAGAGTTTTGCCCTCTTGTTTCGGTAGTCATGGCTCTAGCGGCTAACGGGGTGTACATACGGCTATGTGCCTGCCATGCATTTTCTTCACCTCTAGCTGTAAATGTTGCACCTTCTAGCGCATGACCAAAGTAATCGTGAACTATTCTAAATAAATCATTGTAACGAGCATCACGACCATCAATTATCTCACCAGTTGTCTGTAGTAATGGGTTCTCTGCTATATCTTGGTCCGTTATAGCATCACTGCCGTAGCCATCGTCTGTAGCAAACACCCACATATGATTATTATTAATATCTTGTAGTAAATCTTTAGATCCTTTTGGATATGGATTTGCTTGATCTGGCTTAATAAATTCTATTTGTATTCCTGTATCTTTTATAAATAACCATTGATTAAATGTTTCATCAGCTAATGCCTTGTACGCTTGTATAACCTCTGGGTTAGCAGGATCATGCTTTGCTTCGTCATAGTCTTTAGCTATTCTTCTAGCTAACTCTTCATTTACTTGCACATACCTATCAGGCCGTGTATTAGGCATACCTATCGATTGTAAATATCTAGACTTAACAACATGCGCTATAGGTAAGGGTCCTATAGAACCTCTGTGTAAATCTGGTAATCTATCAATAATTATACGTGATCTACGTGGCTCAGTAACAGTTTCAGGGTCATCCGGCTTTCTATCTCTTCTGCCTATCTGCTTTTCTATCTCTGTTGTGCCTATGTTTTCAAATATCTGATCTGCTTCTGTAAAACCCTGATCTGCATGCGAACCAAATATAGATTTAAAAAATGCAACAATTCTGTCAAATAGACTCTTAGGTTTACCGCCAAGTTTAAGTTTGTTGTCAGTATAATCTCTATACATTTCTGCAATAGCTTCTTCAATTATCTGATCCTCTGGCATACCGGTCCGCATATAAGCATGACTAGCTCTTTCATAATAAGTGTAACTTCTAGTAGTATCCTTGCCCTTTGATCTCTTAACATACTTTCTAGTCATAGCAGCTCTTGTAAGTATGTCGTATTCTTGTTCTGTAAATACATTTAGACTTTTCAATGCATGAATAACTTCATGATTCATGACACTGGCTAACTTAGCTTCTAATTCAGCATCAGTCATATTAGGATCGTATATTTCCATAGCCAACGCTATGATGCGTTTACCGTCAGGTGATACCTCTTGTATGCCCTCGGTAATGCCTATATCCTGTCCTCTAGCTAAATCTTCTGTAAGCTGAACCTGATCTAGTAAAGTTTTACCCTCTAATCTAACATCAGTAAGACCTATCCTATTAAGCTCTGCTCTAAGAGCATCAAGCACACGCTTTTGCTTTAATACATATTCTGGAGTTTCTTTTGTTTTAGGGGCTTGATCAAAGACCTTTTTGGGTGCAAGTGATGGTGCTATTCTTCTTGCTTGTATTGTTTGTTGACCTTCTACAGCTTGATTTGCTTTATTTTCTAAATTAAAAGCCTCTAACTGCACATCACTATATCGTCTTTGTAATATATCTAACTGTTGATTTAAAGTTTCGAAGTTTACAGGGTCATTTACAAGTTGCTCTTGTTGTTTTCTTAATTTATTTTCTGCATCTCTAATTTGCCTTGCTCTTTCTGATAAAGCACTGGCTTGATCCATAAAATCTAAATTAATATCTACCTGACTCCTAGGTGAATATTTGCCTTTTCCATCATATTGTAATACACCAGAGCCTAACATTTGTGCCAAAGCTCCATCGGCAACATCATCTGGCATTTTTTCTTTAAATAATTTTTGATATACTCTTTTTGCCGCAGCTTTATTAATTACTTTTTGTTTCAATAAATTTTCTTGAAACCTTACTATCCTATCTCTTGTTTCTTGTGCATCAAGTTCTGCTTCTTCTTCAACAACTATATTATCTTCTATTGGTGGTATTTTATTAAGAGTAGGTTTTTGTAAAGTTTTTTCTCTTAAAGATGCTTCAGGTCCAACAACCTCTTCTAATTCCTGCATTGTCACTGGATCATCTACAGGTATACCTTTTTTAAGTTCTATTCTTTGTTTACGTATTTTAAATGCTTCATCGTCTGGCAAACTCTCTAATTTCACAGAATTATATGGAGTTCTAGCCTCTCTTGCAGCCTGCAATGTGTCTTCAGTATTTTTTCTTTTTTGATTTTCTTGGGCATCAACTGCTGACTGATTATCTATATCAGTAACAGGATCACCAGATGGAAGAATAATAGGAGCATCAGGTGCAGGCAAACCAAGGCCCGGACCTTCTATTAGTTTTACTTGTTTATCTTCTTGAGTTTTAAGATAATCTTTGGCATTTTGTGCCATACTAGCGTTTTCTCTAGCAGCTTCATCCGCATCATCATCTAATTCTTGTTGTTTTTTATCTAGTTGCTTAAGTTTTCTTCCTCTTATACTGTCTAGTATAAGGCTTAAAGCAGCACCAGCACCTCCGCCATACACAGCGTCATCGTATGCACTTTGCCCAACCTGCACATCTGGGTTATAAATACCCTGTTCAATCAAATCTTGAGCTATACCAGCAAGTAATTCTTGTGTTCCCTCAGCAACACCAGCAGTCAATCCTCTTCTTATTTTGCCACCTATCGTTTTAATGGCAGCATCTCTATCTTTTTTACTAACTTTCTTTAATATTTTTAATCCAGCACCTAAACTTCTGCTTAAAGCAGCAAAAGGTATAGCCTCTGATGTACCAACTAAACCGCTTAATAAAACAGCATCGGCTTTTTGTGAGCCATCTATAACACCACCACGCTCCAAAAAGTTGGCTATTCTATTCATTTGATCTTGTGATTGCACTGCAGCACCCTGTGTTGCCGCTGTACCAAATCCTAAACCTGCGACAGTTTTAGCTCCAGCACCTAGCAAAGACGCACCTTTTGCAACTGCTGTGCCGGGTATAAAAAATGATGCCAAAGAACCAAATGCTTGACCTGATTTACTGTAAGCACTGTCATTAAGATCAAAAGTATCTGCTATAGCTCTGCTTGCGCCTCTAGAAAAATCTTGTGCGGCTCTTCCTATATCGCTTTCACCGGGCGCAACATCAAAGCCTAGTTTTTCACCCACAGATTCGCCTAATGAAGCTATACCACCGGGTACTTGTGCTAAAGATTGAAAAAATCCTCCTGCTATACCTTTTGGTACATCAATAAGGCTACCTTCTTCTTCTTCTGTTTCTGGAGCTTCTAGTAAAACACCATCTTCTCTAGCAATATAGTTTTGTATAAATTGATCTTCTGCAGCAGTAGGTCTATTACCAGCTATTAATATAGGATATGTTTTACCAGTAAGATTACTTTTTACATTAATTGTACCCATTTATGCGCCTTTAAGATGACATGGCTGTTGCAACAGGTAGATTTACACCATAATCCTCTTTTAGAAGATTCATTAAATATCTTTCTTGTGCCGCTAATTGATTCCTAGTTTTATCGTCAATTTCTGATTGAATGTAAGCCAAGTCACCGGGCTTACCATAAAGCTGCTCTCTAGTTTTATTAAGATTGCTCATGATATCACTTGCAGTTAACTTGCCTTTCTTTCTGCCAGAAGCAATTTTTGCTCTAGCATTTATTAAATCAATAAGACCTTCTTGATATCTTTTGTTAGCATCTCTATAGGCTTCTAAGCCGGTAGAAGCGCCTTCACCCACTGCTTGACCCAAAGTTGGTGCATCTGATGCTAAAATACCAAAACCTGCCTGCGCAATAGCTAAAGCTCTATCTAAGGCTCTTTCTTTCTGTAAACCCTTTTGTAAGTTTAAAATATCTTGTTCTACAGAATCAGATACCAAAGGTATTATATCAGGCTCTATAGTATAATTAGATGTGTTACCGGTAACTCCTGTATTCTGTGCAGGAACATCTTTTGATATATTCTCAACATCAGTATTTTCATTTATTTTTGCTTTATCTTTTTCTTCCATCTGTTTGATTATATCATCTGCAGATTTACCAGTACCAGCAAAACCATTTGACGCTCTAATAACACCGCCCTCAGCCATAGATTGTGGTTCTGGAATACCAAAAGCTCTTCTTGCATATTGACCAAAACCAAGCCCTCCAGTTTCAAGTCTGGTTCTCATTGTTCCTAATCTTTGCTGTGGAGGCGCTCCGAATCTATTCATAGGCACTCTTGGACCACCCTTGCCACCAATGCCAAAAGGTGGTCTAGGCATAGGAAAAGGCCTTGCAGGTAATGTAGTAGCTATTGGTGTCAAAGGGCGAGGTTGAATATTTGGTTGTTGTGCAGGTTGAGTTGCAGGTGTATTTTGTCTATCCTGCAATATTTTTGCATTTTGCTCCGTGGCTGCTTGTATATTTTGTAAAGCCTCGGCATTTTGACTTACACTATCGGCTATACCCTCTATAAGACCACCCTCAGCATATCTTTCTACTTCACCACCCATCTTCATAGTTTTTGGCATCATAGAACCTATGCCACCTGACTCAATACTTGCAGGAGCCATTGCTTCGGACATGCCCATCATACCTGACTGAGGAACACCAGCCGCAGCAACAACTTCTTCGGCAACGGTTGGTTTTTGCTGTGCTTGTCTTGCAGCAAACTCTCCTTTTACTCTTTTACGTCTATTTAACTCCGACAATACAAGAAACTGAGGCGCAGAGCCACTTGGCTGCTGCATTTCTTTTATTAACTGATCTTCAGAAAAGTTTTTTAAATCATCTTGTATTTGTAAAACGTTCATCATCCGCCTGTTAATCCTCTGTATAATCCTAATCCAGCTATTCCCGTGCCTAATAAATCTTGTATAGGATTGTATTGTTGAAATTTAGTGGTCTCTGTAGATGGCTGCACTGGAACACCACGCAAAATAGATGATAAGAATGTTAAATCTTCTCTTGGCATATCTCTTTGCCTTACAAAATCCTCATAAGCCAAGTCTAATCCTGCTTGCTCTCTTGCTTGTCTGTCTTTAGCAATCTTTTCTAACAACTGTGCAGACTCAATATCACCGGCTCTTGCTTTTTCACCTAATGCTGCAAGTTGAGCTGATTGCCCAGACAAACTCTCTGCCGCAGATAAGCCTTGTCGCTCTGCCGCTAACCTTGCTTCTCTGTCTCTTTGAAACTGTTGCTGCGCTTGTTCAAATGCTTTTTGTTGACCAACCGCTTGTATTTCACCTAACTGTCTTTGCAGACCCTCTCCTGCAAGCGCCTGTGCTACAGCCTGTCTAGAGCCGCCAAATGCACCAGCCTGTACAGCGTCAGCATCTCTTCCTGCTTGTTGCCTGTTAAAATCTAATACAGCCTGTCTTTTCTGTACATCTAATACATTTTGTAAATATGGTGACATATATTGTTGAGCCTGCTCAGACCCAAAGTCCTGTGATTTAAAACCAAGCCCCTCTAAAGCTCTTCCCATACCTGCTGTTGTACCCGCTGTTGCTTTACCTAGACCCGGTATACCACCCTCTGCTACAGCTCTGGCTATTTCTCTTGATCTTTGTGTATCTAAGTTCTCATCTGCTAGTCTTTGGCCTTGATATGGTGTGTATTCTCTCTTAGACTCAGCCTCAGCCCGTTTAATCATGTCTATAGCATATGGCTCAAAATATTTAGGTAATGAGCTTTGTACTATATTTTGTTCTGTTGGTTGCGCTGGCGCTCTTGATCCACCTTTACCCATTATTTATCTCCATTCTATAAGCTATATATTCAGGTTCCCAATTATATTTTTTTAATACTTTCATCCATGCTTTTCTTCCATAGCCTTCCAAATGATTACACTCACAGTCTTTTGCAAAGCTAGACAATCTTTCCATAGCTATAGGCAACCATTCCATCATACGTTTGCCACCTATCCAATCCATAGCCATAGCTTTCCTGTTAGGATATTCTATTATTCTTGTTGTAATTGCTGCTATCACTCTCTCATCTTTCTTATCATCTATAATCAACCAAAGATTATAGTATCCTTCGTGTATGTGCCTATAAATATCATCGATGTGATATTTACCAGCACTAGTCTGGATTGCCTTGTTTAATAAACCACTAACATCACCCCAAACTATATCTATTGCCTCACGAGGCACTGCTGTGCATATCATGCAGGCAACATCATCTCATCAGGTATAGCAGGTGGCTGTGCTTTGCCACCAGTTCGCAATTCTCTAACTCTATCCATCATATCTTCTAGTTTATTAGCACCTGCATCTGAGGAGCCGTTTCCGAGGCCACTAACAACGTCAGCAGGCACAACAAACTCGCCATCAGAAAGTAATACATCTTGATCTCCTTCCATAGAGGCAGGTATCATATCAGCCATGCCATCTCCTGCACCGCTAACCATACCATC